GTCAGCACCGAAATGGCGTTGATGTTGTCCACCGTCCAGATGTCTACGTCGGTGGCAGACGTCAGCCTGAGCTTGTACGATGCGTCGCCCAGCCACACAGACGCCTCGCCGCGACTGTCAAGAATGACGGGGTTGGCGTTGGCCGTTGCGCCCCCCGCGTCGGTGTAGGTGGCCAGCGGCGTGGTCGTGCCAGCCGCGTAGGAGTACAGTTTGCCGCCCACCAAAGGGTTGCCGTTGGCGTCAAAAAACTGTAGTTTCGGTGCTGGAGAGAGAGTGGCCATTTGTTACCTCTGAACAAGAGTCATGGTAGGAGCCGCCACGTAGGTAGCGCGCAACCGATCGTTTGGCGAAAGCGTGAACATCCCATAGAAACTGCCGGTGCTGAAAAATGTAGCGCCGTCACGGGAAAACTCCAACAGACTGACGCCCCCGCCACTGACAATAACGTCTACTGTATACCCAGTCTGGTTGATGTAGGTGAATGGCGAGCCAGACGGAGTAATACCCGTGGGGGGCGTTGTGTAGTTAGAAGTCTGTACAGGAACAACCGGCGGCTGCGTGCCGATGTCTAGGTCCGCTCGCAAATTGCTGATGATAGCCAAGTAGTCAATGGATGGAAGCAGAGCGAACGACTGCGCAACAGTGCGTAGCCCTGCCTCCAACGAAGCCAGCGCAGACGCAACATTGGGGTCTGCGGTAAACGCCTTTTCATCGGCCACTACACGACGCAGTTGATCAAACCACGCAAGCCATGCAGTAGTCAACCCACCCTGTGGGGTGGCTATAGGAATCTGTAGCGGGGGTGGGCTAATCATCTCCACCCTCGATGTCTACACTACCAGAAGCCAGCACAAACTTGACGGGATCTGTAAGTGTCATCTCTACAACAAAGTCCCGTGCCGAGCCCAGCCTGCGCAAAATCACACGAGCACTGAACTCACCCAGCTTGCCGAGCGGCACCCAACGCTCATTTCCAAAAGTGTGACCTCCGTCTCTAGAAATGCGCAGCATTACTTGCGGGTCAACGCCCGGTGTAGGTTCCGCACCACTGAGGCCAACGCCAGTCTCAAAATCAAGGAAAAGTTCAGAGATTGTAAACTCGTTCCCCTGATTACGAACGTGGCGTGTGACAACCTGCCGTTTAATGGGGGTGCCGTTGTCGGTGCATGTGCCTGTGTTCAGCTCGTAGATACGGCCCGTTACTTCATCTGTGACGTAGTTGCGCCCATTAAACGTCACCCCGTACTGCGCAAAGTGGCGTGCTGTCTCTGCAATGCCAGTCTGTGCCTCGTGCCAAATGGCAGTTTTCGTGTCGTAGGCAAATGACCTATTCTCTGTGGGAAATGTGATCTGGTAAATCGGGTGCCCGTACACACTATATGTGAATGCTACTGCATCGTCAACGCGGCTGAACGATGAAAACAGCGTGTTGAGATCAGAGTCGCTAATCTCCTCAGGTATAAAACCATTCAACCGAATTACTGCGATGCCTCCGTCCGGGGAATAGCCGAGGAAGACATACGTGTTGCTCACTTCAACAGCAGAAAGAGTGGCAGCTAACCCCCAGCTCTGCGTAGCGCCGTTGATGCGTTGATACGGCAGGGGCACGGTACCTACGTCCTGCCAAAACTCAATAGACTGCTGGCCCCACAACACCAGCGCACCGTTCAAGTTGCCCACGCGCACCAGCAGGTCACTACTATTTTCCTTGGTGCCGGTGATGGGTAGCGAGCCGAGGTAGGTCCAGTTTAGTCCATCTAATAGCGCACTGACGTAAAACTCCCGTGTACCGGGCTTGTTAACGACAAAACGCCCATTGAGGAAAATAACAGAAGATGCCTCAGTGGGGAAGAACGCGGACGTAATGGTGGTGAGTGTAGCAGACCCCACCCCGTAGACGTAACCTGTGCTGCCTGTGACAATTATTATCTGGATGCTGTTGTCTGCAAGCTCAACGTGCCCGCTACCAGAAATTCCACTGGCTAAGGTCGTGTACACGCCTGCTGTGGATACTGAGTACAGCGTATCGCCCGCCACCACGTACATGGTGGTGCCAATTACGTGCCACCCCCGCACGGAGGACTTGGGCAGCGTAGTCCATACCGTACTACCGGGCGTGCCCAGCAGCACCACAGCGGAGCGGTCTTGGTCTTTGCGGATATCGTAAAGACAGTTAACCCGCCGCTGGCGGGTTACGATGTCCGATATTGCGCGGATACCAGTACCGAACAGTGGTATGGTACGCACGTTAATCTTCCCCAGGCTGGAAGTACATTGTGGAACGCTCTGCGTCGCCCTGCCTAGCAATTAACAGCGCAGTATTCTTCAGCGCCTCCATCTTTGGAGACCACTGAGCCTTGAACATGGGGGCAATCTGCTCACTAAGGCCCCAGCACAGCGCCAAGTACCACTCTTGCGGGTAGTATGGATTATCCGCGTTTACAGTCATGTCTTGAATGGGTTCTTGGTACGTGATAACGATGTGGCTGCGGGTGTCTCCAGCACTGCCAACATCCGTGTACACTCTAGAAGTGCCAAGCCCACGCTCAAAGTAGATAGCGGTTGGGTCGCCCGAGTACAAGGGGTCTGCCTTGTTGGGCAGATAGTCATAGTCTTGAACAGTTAGGATGTCTAGCGGGCTATCGGTGTTGTTGATGTCGCGCAGGATGGCGGTCTCAATATCTTTTGGATTTTGAGCCGCCACACTGTAGAAAAACACCGGATTGCCGCTGGCCGCGCTGCTGGAAAGCGGAACAGTCAAGTTGACAGTGCTACTTACCACGCTACTGACACCGGAGTAATGTAGCGCACCGTTGTCCAGGTATATGGCTACCGTGCTTGTTGTGGAAATGCCCGTGGCACTGTCAACAACAATTGCCGTAGCGGCTGCGATAGCCGACGCAGTGGTTGTGGTACTGTTGAGATCATTGGTCCACCCCTGCGCACTGGGACCGATGGTATACGTGCCCGTACTGTTGCTGAGCAGCAGATGTCCCCGCTTGCGTGTCCATACCTTGAGTCCTGGGGCAAAGTCAGTTTTCCCCATCCACTGCTTGCACAGCATGTTTAGCATGAACGTGCAGTCTTGCATTTCGTCCGCTGTGGGCTGCTCAACAGGGTCCAGCTTGCCGATATTCAGCATGGCTTGCCGTACGATGTCGTACTTCGTGACGCCGAATGAGTAGGTGCCGCTAGTCGCCATAGGAAGTTACGCTGCTTTCTGTCGTGCGGACTCACAGCCGCGCAGTGCATTGTACACCGCACCCCAGGCTTGACCAATGGTGATATCTTTTTGACACTGTGCAGTGCCACTCTCGTCGTCACGAGTGCATGCGTTCCAGTTGTAGTGTAGTAGGTGGCATGCCGGAGCCGCATTGCTGCCCCTGCCCGCGCACGTAGTATTCTCGCTCCAGAGGGGGATGGTGTTGACCCAGTCACGGGTCAGGTTCTCGTGCGTGCTGTGTGACAAGAATACCACCTTAGCCATGGGTTCGCAAGCCATGGCGTTCATAGCTCCTGTCTCAGGACCAATGATTACATCTGCTTCAAGACAGAAGCTCAACGTCTCACGGATAGACCAGACTCCAGATTTTTTGAGGATGCGCGGTTCGTTCTCCCAACCAGCCTCCAGCAATACACAGTCAGGTCCCCCGGTGAGCACCACGCGTGCGGTGGGGAACTCTACAAGAATACTAGCCAGCACGTTGTCTAGGCCAGCCCAGGTCTTGTGTACACTGCTCCCCGCTAGTGACCACACCACCACCGGCCCCTCACCCAGCTTGGCATGTTCTCGCTTGGCCCACTTAACTTCATCAGCTGTGGGGTAGAACTTACTCTTAAAGAAGTACGGAATTTCTGCAATAGCATGCTGAAATTCTACGTAGTTTCTGTTCATCAAGCTATGGCGAACTTGGGGCGGGTACAGTGCCACCGTGCGGCCCTGCATGCCCAGCAGCGTACCCTCCACCGACTCACTAAGGTTCACCCACTTGTCAAACTTCTTTTTCTGCCAGTTCCAGAAGTCCATCAGGTTGCCGTTGGGCACTTGGTCCTTGTCGAAGAGCACCAAGTTGTCAATGTTGGGGTCGTGTAGTACGACGTCAGCCCCTGGCAAACTAGAGAACAGCGTGACGTGATAGCCCTGCGCCCTGAGCCCAGCCCACACGCTGCTAGCCTGCATAAGATCGCCAAAAGCGCCGTAGCGCACCACACAAGCAGTCTTTACGGGCTTGTCGTTCTTGTAGCTGAATCTGTGCGTGTATTTGTTGCTCACCACTTCACCTTATCTGCCCAATATGCTGGAGACTCTTTACCCTTGGCAATGTTCTTAGCGTGCCGCGCCTTGAATGACTCACGGCGCTTGCGCTCGGCTTCAGACTCACCCTCTTTCCTTGGGCTACCGCTAACGCCCTGTTGCCCAAAGCGAACTACCTTCTCTTTGCCGTCCCAACACGCTTTTACCACGTGGCTCTTGGTGGGGTGCCCCGGCGTGCGTTGAGGCTTATTGCACGCCATGTCGGCTTTTTTAGTAGCCACTCTTCTTCTTCCTCATCACATCAAGCGTCTGAGCAAGGCGGGCACGCTGGCCCATCTTTCCTGGCTTCTTAGCTGCGGCAGCCAGTTCCTCTTGAGGAATGTTCTCACCACGCTTGATACCAAGCGACTTGCGCAAAGCACCAGGGCGCTCAATGGCCTCACCAATCCAATACTGCTGCTTAGGCACGTTTCTTCTCCTTTGCTGCATTCATGTTGTCGACAAGATTGGGGTAGGGCCTGCCCGCCGCCTTGGCCGTGCGCTTGGCCTTAGACCTTTGCTCCGCACTCAGGGGCTTGGATGGACCAAGGTCTTTGCGGCGGGGTACTTCCCACACAGGCTTTTCAGACTTTTTCATAGCTTCTTGAATATGAAAAGTAGACTGTACTCGTCGTCTTCATTGCGTTTTTGGAAGTCCACCAAGTCCCACGAACCAACAAGGCGCATGGCGTCAACCACACGGTCGTAGTTCACGTTCCACTTGTGGTCGGGGTTGGCACCTGGGTCTCCAACTTTGGGATACTCGTCCTCATCGGGCAGGTACAGAATCAGGTATCCGCCCTGCTTGATCACGCGGAACCACTCCTTGAGTGCTGCTGCATAGTCTGTAATGTGCTCCAGCGTGTGGCTGCTGTACGCAAAGTCCATGCTTTGGCTTGCAAACATGTCCAGCTTGGTAGCGTCCTCGCACATAATGTCTGGCCTAACACTAAAGCCAAACTGTGCGTGGTGCATATTGTCCACACTAATAGCGTGGGGCAGCACCTTGAAGTCGCCCGCACCAATGTCCAGGCCACGGCCCCGCAGGTAGGGGGTAACTTCCCACACCACCTTCTTTGACTCCGCCTTGTACGGCGCACTGGCAGACCACACCATAATTACAGAGCTCCAACTTCCTCAGGCAACTTCCACATAGTTGCCTTGTTGTACGAGAATTTTACCACCCCCAGCAAGGCAGCAGCCTTGCTGACGGAATCCCAGGACTGGTTGTTTTCCTCTGCAACCTTGTACACCGCAGACTTTGATAGGGGACCACTCTTCAAAATGTTGAGCAAAAAGAGCCGCCCACTGTCTACTTGATCCGTCTCAATCACTAGGTCGGGCTGAACAGGAGCAGCCTTCGGCGCATCGATAAGCTCTCCACGGACATTGAACAGTAGCCCGTTTTGTTCAAACTTGGCTACCTTATGTCCAACGATAGTGCCAAAAGGTTTGGTCCTGTCCAATTTCACTTTACATCCTCGACATCATGTTGTTACGGGGAACAAGGTACTCCGGCTGTCCAAAGTCAATGTCCACCACCACGCCCTCCATACCATTCATACGGAGCTTGCGGTAGCCCATGTCCATCTCTGTGACGGTACCGGGCTGTTCAAACATGCAGTCAGGTGGCGCTTGATATGCGTACTGCGCAGTGTTGGTGGGGACGCGGCGGGCGCTGGCAACATCTGCCCAGGCCTCACCTCCGTCAGCGCGGCCAGAAACCGTGAGCTGATTGTTTTTCTCTTGAAGGAACATCATTTGTTGAATCTCCATGGGAATAAAGGGGGCACGCAGCCCCCTTTATAGTCTAACGCACTGAATGCTTAGTACCCATCACCAGGGTACGAAACATCAACCAGCTTGACCATCTTCATGTCTCGGATGTCAGCCATCGGCTGGTTCGAGATGTCATAGCCCGGAGGCATGACATTGAACTTGGTCATGTCGCCGTCTTGAGTACCCTTCTTGTCGATGTACCCAGAGGTCTGGAACCCAGACATTTCTTTTTCCATTGCCACGGCTGTTCTCCTTAGTAATTGAACTCAGCGCCCGGAACCACTTGCAGTTCCACGCCCACGCCGTAGACGGCGGTGGCGTCGGTGCCCTTGGCGATTCCAAGAACGTCACCACGCGCCAGGGTAAACGTGCTGAGCACGTTGGTGGCCGTCAAGATACCAGAGCCGATGGTAGTCAGCACTTGCGTGGTGGTGGCGGTGCCCGAGTAGCGGAAGGCAGTGACCACATCGTTGCTGGTGCCAGCCGTGGTTGCTTTGATGGTGATGGACCGCACGATGGTGTCGGTAAACGCGGCGAACTTTGCAGTCGCAGCGCTAGCGCCCGTCATGTTGAAGCCCAGCGGCAGCACTGCCTGATAAGGCGGTGCGTCATAGGACATGCTTCTCAATGCCATGATTCAGTTCCTCCTAATTAGGCCTGCGAGTCCCACTTCACAATGCGAGCATTGGAAGCCAGGGTGTGAACGATGCCAAAGCCGCCCAGGTAGTACCAAGCGACGCCCTTGCTGCGACCATAGTCGCTGGGGATCTTACCCCGCATCTCTTCCGGAACAGCGATAGCCTCGGCCACCGTATCGTTACCGAAGAAGAAGATCCAGTCACTATCGCCGCCAGTCCAAGGCGTACCCGTCAAACCGTCAATGCTGTTGCCCTTGACGATGTTGGTCTGCTCGACATAGCGAACGTTCTCGTAGCGGCCGATCTCGCCGTTCATGATCAGTTTGAAGCCAGTCTCACTGTACTGGTGGATGGTCTCCAAATTGTTCTTGAACGTGCGCAGCGTGGTGGGCCAAGCCAGAGCGTAGTAGTCGTCGCCAATGTAGGCGGGAATATTGCGCTCCTTCATCGTGTCAACGATAGCCTTGGCGTGGCTGTTGTTGAACGCGATTTGGTTGGTCCCAGTCACCGTACCGTTGGTGAACAGGCTGATGGCGGCGGTGTCCGTGCCTCCGGTGGGCAATGCCCGCAGCGGCGTAGAGTTGAACTGCTGCCATGCCAGTCGATCGAAAGACTTGACTGCGTCGTTCTTCAGCACCTTCTGAATCAGCTCCATCACCGGGAACTTGGACAGGTTGTCCAACTTGCCAGAGTACGGAACACTGTTGCCAGCTTCACTCAGCGTCAGGGTGCCCTGCGTAATCGTGAAGTTGGTTTCGGGCATCGTGTTCGTTTCTTGAATGATGCCACCTGCGGTGGCAACGTCCGAGAAAACATCCCACGTAAAGATGTCACCCTTCTTCTTGCCCTGTTGGCTGGCATCGCGCACATCAGCGAACTGACGGAACTTCACCAGCGGTTGCACTGCCATGCGCAGTACGTTGCTCAATTGACGGCTGTACATGAAGCCGCCAAGAGAGTTTACTGCCCAAACTTGTCCGGACATGATAATCTCCTTAACTTCTCATCCATTGAGGTCCGCCGCGCCGTTGTGCCATTGAGGCAATAACGGATGCGGGGGAATCGTCCACATCATCTTCCTCAACCTTTGCCGGTTTCGCCTTCGCCGAAGCAGGGGCGGGAACCTTGGGAGCCGAGGCCTTACGCGCCACCTTATCTTCAATCACCGTTTCTTGCTTGGGAGCAGGTGCCAGTGACTGTTTCCAGTTGCGGATCTCCTCACCAATCGAGGAATACCTTTCCCAGTACGCACGCTGATCACCATCTTTCAGAAGTTGTGCGTCCCGGTCAAGGGCAATCTTCTTCAGAATAGGGTCAGACCAAACGTCGGTATACTCGGAACTGAATTTTTCGATGGCTTGGTTAAATGCAAGGCGTTCGTCGATAGTGCGGGAGACGTCGTCCCTACTGAGGGATGGACGAGCACTCGTCTGTTCGCGCAGCTTACGCAACGCGACAGTGGCCTCTTCTTCTGTGCCCACTTGTATAGCGCGGACAAGCGCTCGATCTTCTTCGTCTTGACGACGACGAATTTCAGCTTCGTCAACCTCAGGCCGAGCGATTTGCTCCAGCTTGCGGCGGGCTTCTGCTGCTTGACGGAGGTAGTCGTCAGCAGCTTCAATCTTTTGTGCGCGCTCGATCAACTCAGCTTCAGTCAACTCGAGCTCTTTGCCATTGACCTTGATACGATAACGCTTGGGCTCCGCGCTGGTGGAGGTAGCTGCCTCATCACCAGTAGACTGCTCATCTGAGACCGTAGTGTCGTCTGTCTCAGCTTGCTCGGCGGCTACAGTGTACGGCTCAGTGGAGCCATCGTCATTGACGTTGGCGAACTCATCAGCGCGTCCAGCATCCGTCTGATCGGCAATA